TACATGGACAACAATTAGCGTAACTATTGCTGGTGATACAACAGGAACATGGGCAACAGATAATACTGCTGGACTTCAAGTAGTTTTTGGTTTAGGTGGCGGTGCTACTTTTAGCAATACTGCTGGTGCATGGGCTACAGGGTTGTATTACACAGCTACAGGCGCAACATCCGTAGTCGGCACAAACGGAGCCACGTTCTACATCACAGGTGTCCAGCTTGAGAAAGGCTCAACAGCAACGAGCTTTGACTACAGGCCGTATGGCACTGAGTTGGCTTTGTGCCAGCGGTATTACTATAGGCAAACGGCAGACTCTTTAGAGGTGGTTGCTCCAAGTGCTTTTGCAACAGGTTCAGCAACATGGAGAGCGCAGGGTGTTTTTCCAGTTTCTTTAAGAACAAAACCAACTGCGGTTGAACAAAGCGCAACAGTTGGTCATTTTCAACTTTTTACCGGAAATACCCAGATTGCCGCAACAACACTTTCATTTACAAGCGCAACTGTAACGACATGGCAAGTTGGTGGTGATGTGTCTTCTGGCCTTACCATCGGTCATGGTGGTTTTATGCGAGCAGCATCTGGGCAAACTGTTTATTTAGGATGGAGTGCCGAACTATGATTTTCAAAACGCTTCACAGTAACGAAGATGGGAAAGTCATCTACGCCCGTATTGACGATGACGGTTTGTGCCGTTTGACTTGCATTGAAGATTATCCAGAGTTTCAGGCGTGGCTTGAGGCTGGCAACACACCCATTCCTGCTGATGAGGACACACAATGACATTAGTATTGAACGGCACAAATGGTTTATCTGATGTAGACGGTTCAGCATCTACACCAGCCATAAGAGGCACAGACGCTAACACAGGCATCTTCTTCCCTGCGGCAGATACTATTGCTTTCTCTGAAGGCGGTACGGAGGCAATGCGGATTGACTCAAGTGGCAATGTGGGGATTGGTACGAGTTCTCCAGCAACCAAATTAGATGTTGGTGGGACAATACAAGCACTCCAAGTATTTCAGTCAAGTTCTGGAACAGATGCGGTTTTAAACGCAAACGGCGCAAACCGCGATGTTATTTTTAAAGTAAATAATACTGAATTGGCTCGGCTTGTTGGCAGTGGCGGTAACTTGCTGGTGGGGACTACGAGTGGTGGAGAACGACTTTCTGTAGCTGCGGCGCAAGATTGTGCTTCTTTTAAAAATACAGGCGGAACTGGCAAAGTTTATTTTTTAAACTCAAGTGCCTCAACTATTGGTTCTATTACTTGGACAGGCTCTACAACCACTTACGCCACATCATCTGACTATCGTTTAAAGAACACTGTTGAGCCCATGACAGGTGCTCTTGAGCGTATTGCAGCTTTAAAACCAGTAACTTACAAATGGAACATTGATGATTCCAATAGTGAAGGTTTCATTGCGCACGAATTAGCTGAAGTATGTCCACAGGCTGTAGTTGGCGAGAAGGACGCAGTGGACGCTGAAGGCAACCCGCAGTACCAAGGCATTGACACCAGCTTCTTGGTCGCCACACTGACAGCGGCAATTCAGGAACTCAAAGCATTGGTAGACACTCAAGCCAGCACCATCACCACCCTGACTGACCGCATCACAGCACTTGAGGCCAAGCCATGACTCCAGAACTACAAAAGTATTACGAGGAACGGTTCTCCATGATGGGGATGGAGGGCTGGAAGGACTTGACTATTGACATTGACAATATGATAGAGTCGCTAAATAATATAAGCGTTATTCCTGATGAAAAGACCTTGATGTTCAGAAAAGGTGAACTTTCCATCTTGACTTGGCTGAAAACCTTGAAAGAGGTCAGCGAACGAGCCTACGAGGAATTGAATGAAAAGAATGTATGAATTTGTCTGTGAAAACGGACACAAGATTGAACGGTATTGCGTTTATGAGATGCAATCTGTTCAGTGTGAGTGCGGTGGTTCAGCCAGTCGCACAATCTCTGCTCCAAGCATTAACTTGGAAGGTTGGTCAGGTCATTTTCCATCTTCATGGATGAAATTTGACAAGAAACACCAAGACAAGTTGATTGCCGAGCGTAAAACCACTACATAAGCAATTTCGCCGTAGTGTCTCCTAGAACCCAAAAGTGGCAGGAAAAAGGAAAAAACAATGTTGATTGATAACCCAGATGAGATGCAAAGTGAATTAGATATTGTCGAGTCGCAAAAACTTGAATCATCTATTGAGCCAATGTCTAATGACATTCCCGACAAATATCGGGGTAAAGAACTGTCAGACATTATCAAGATGCACCAAGAGGCTGAGAAGCTGATTGGTAAGCAAGCTCAAGAGGTTGGTGAAGTACGCAAATTGGCAGACGAACTCATCAAGCAAAACCTTGCTGGAAAGTCTCAAGTTGTTAAAGAGGACGAGCCAGAAGTAGATTTCTTTGAAAATCCACAAGCGGCTGTTCGTAAGACTGTTGATAACCATCCTGATGTTCTTGCGGGTCGCCAAGCGGCTCTAGAGTTCAAAAAGATGCAAATTCAGCAAAAGCTGGCGGCTGAACACCCTGATTTCGGTCAGATTGCTCAGGATGCAGACTTTGTGAATTGGGTGAAATCTTCTCCTATTCGCATTGGTTTGTACGCAAAAGCTGATGGTGAGTATGATTACGACAGTGCTAACGAACTGCTCAGTACCTACAAGCAATTGAAGGGTGTTAAGGCTAAACAGACTAGCGATGCGGGTGAAACCCAACGCAAATCTAACCTTAAAGCCGCTACAGTTGATGTTGGCGGTACTGGTGAATCAGGAAAACGAGTCTATCGAAGGGCTGACCTTATTCGGCTGAAGATGCAAGACCCTAATCGGTACGATGCTTTGAGTGACGAGATCATGCAAGCATATGCCGAAGGACGGGTCAAATAACCTTAACTTTTGATTTTTTGGAGATACAAACATGGCAACATCATTTTCCCCTACCAATTCAGTGACCACAACCACTGGCGCAACGTTCATCCCTGAGATTTGGTCAGATGAAATCGTAGCGGCTTACAAGAAAAACTTGGTTCTTGCTAACCTTGTTATGAAGATGAACTTCAAGGGCAAGAAAGGTGACACCGTTCACATTCCTGCACCTACTCGTGGTTCTGCTTCTGCCAAGGCCGCTGAGACAGCAGTTACTTTGATTGCTGCTACTGAGTCTGAAGTCAACGTGTCTATCAACAAGCACTACGAATATAGCCGCTTGATCGAAGACATCGTGGAAGCCCAAGCCTTGAACTCTATGCGTCAGTTCTACACTGCTGATGCTGGTTACGCCTTGGCTCGTCAAGTTGATACCGACTTGATTCAGTTGGGTCGTACTGCTAACGGTGGTTCTTCTGGCGCACGTTACGGCTCTGCCTTCATCGGCGGTGACGGTACAACCACCTTTGACTACACAGCTAACACCAACACTGGTAACGCCTCTGCTCTGACTGATTCGGCTATTCGCCGCACCATTCAGCGTTTGGATGACAACGATACTCCTATGGATGGTCGTTTCTTCATCATTCCTCCATCAAGCCGCAACACCCTGATGGGTCTGGCTCGTTACACCGAACAAGCATTTATTGGTAATGGCGATGCTATCCGCAACGGTGAAATCGGTAACCTGTATGGTATCCCTGTGTTTACTTCCAGCAATGCTGACTCTGCATCTGCAACCGAAGCATTCCCTGCTTCTGGTTCTGCTATTGCTCGTGTCTGCTTGATGGGTCACAAGGATTCTATGGTTCTGGTTGAGCAAGTTGGTGTCCGTTCACAAGTTCAGTACAAACAAGAGTATTTGGCTACTCTGTTCACTTCTGACACTTTGTACGGTGTTGCCGCTTTGCGTAATGCCGCTTCTGTGGGTGCAGCCAAGTCTTCATCCATGTTTGCTTTGGTTGTTCCTAGCTAATTGCAGTTGCGCCCCCTGCCCTAGTGGTGGGGGGACTTTTTTAACTTAATTAGGAGAAATCAAATGGCAGCAGCAACAGCAGTAGTTTCCCGCCGTGGAAACGATCAATTTCGTGGTCTGTTTACAGATACATGGGATGTAGCTTGTACTTTGGATACGGCATTAATTGCTACCACTGCTACAACTACAGACACAGTAACTGTTCCAGGCGTTGCTTTGGGTGACATGGTTATTGGTATGTCCGTGGGTGTGAGTGAAGCAGGATTGGTTCGCCGAGCCTATGTTTCAGCCGCTAACACTGTGACTATCGTTAGCTACAACCCAACAGCAGGTGACGTTAATTTGGCTTCAACTACATTGCAACTTATCATTGGTCGTGCTGTAGTTTAATGATTGGGGGGTTAGTCCCCCCTTTCTCATTTAAGGGGTTTTATGGCTACTTTTCGTTGTCTTCAGTCTGGTAATACCGTGACTTTCACTTTGCAACATGACATTGACTCTATGAAGGGTCATCAAGGTTATGTGAGGGTAGATGAACCAGAAGTAACCATAGAATCTGATGATTCTGTTCGTACAGATACCGCCTTTCGTGCGCCTGTCATCCCCACAATTAAGCGTATGGGTAGA